TGCATCATACCTTGATGGTGCGCTCGTATGGTTTCTGTGCGTGCCAGTATTTGGGCTCGCCGTTCCGCTGGTATATACCGCCCGAGGGCATCTGTAATTCCTAAGTCGCCCCCTCCTCCTTTTATGACTGCATTTAACTTGCGGCCAAGTAAGCGTGGGCCATCTCCATCTGCCAAGCCTTGTGTCAATACACGGCTTATCTGCTGGGCCATGGCGTCTGTAATTCCTTTCAGTTCATTAAAAGTGCGGGTGTACAACACTCCAAGTCTATCCGCGTGGAATGGTTGGCCCATGACAGCTGCAATACCGCCTCTATCTTCTAAGGATGTGACGTCTGGGAATGCTCTTTGCCGCAATTCGTGATTGGCACGGATAACACCACGCTTATACGTATCCTCTATGAAAACATTCTGCCACGTTTGGTCAATGGCGGCACCTATGCGACGTCTGTCACGTACTTCTAAGATTCCTCTATCTACCTGCCTGTTTAACCACTCCATGAATGCAGATACTTTGTCACGGTTACGTGGGAAATCAAAGGCCCGTGGTCGCAAGTGTGAGTCCGCATTCACTTGGATGTTTACTTGGCTGGAATTGTCAGATAAGCCTAACACATCTTTTTCTATGACCGCATCACGTATCTGTCCTCGAAGCTCGCGGAATCTTACACGCATCGCACGGGCATACCGTTCCCGCAATGTAGCAGTCCGTGTAGGGTCCTGGGCGGCGTACAAGGCAAATGTCTTGCCCTGCTTTCGAGGCTCATGAGTTACGATATGTTTACAGGTTGCGGTCATTACTTATCTTTTTCATTTACGATTTCTTCGGCTTCCGTACGTGCCATTTCTTCCTTCAAAATATCTCCCCAGCTTCTACCCTCTACTGTTTTACCTCTCATAATACGGATAGCCGTGAAGGCCAATGACGTCAATCTTAAATTCCTTAGTATGCTCCACAATTCGTTACCGCTTAATACGACATAAAAAATGTATTGGGCGTAGGTGTATATCTCAGGAAACATAGACATCGTCACCGCCACTGTTAAGGCCGCACCGTTGTAGGCTGTAATCTTGTAGGCCGTTTGGACCCACTTCCTTAACCTAAACTGTACCGCGGGATCAAATGATGCCTTAAGGACACCTGAAATAAAGTCAACAGCAATTAACAAATTCAATCCAACGAGTAATTCCACGGGCACGACTGCAAATACAATGCCTACAACTTCAACCTCCTGTAAGCCTGTCGGCACTTGGATCCAGGCTGCCAAAAACAATAAAGCCAACCACATCTTCATAGCAAAGTGTTCAAATAGTTCGTAAAATGGTTGTAAGAATGGTTTAAATAAATAATGGTACATCTTATTCATTGTTGTTTGGTTCTGTCGCAGATTCTTCTGCTGTCCTTGTGAGTTCATCTTCCTCCTCCATAATATTGCTCAGGTACTTTTTCCTCTGTTCAAGGATATGAGTAACTTCGTCTTTATTCATACGCAATACATACGTAAGGAAGGGCTCTAACGGTACCATTTGCTCGGCGGCAGGTTCCTTAGCATAGTTGGCAATTGAGTTAGCTCTCTGCTGGCCTACTTCGGCTTTCTCCTTCTCACCTAACGTGAAAAGATCTGGCCACGACACTTGATACCCTACATCCGCATCTTCGGCTTCAGGGAACACACCTACCTCAATCATACGGTCAATGAATGGACGAACAATAGTAGGCTCTGCCATTTCTAAACGCCTGTCATGCACCCATGATTTCCAATTATCATCATCAGAAGAGCTGGCAAGTTTACCCCGCTCGCTACCTAATAATATCCTGAGCGGGATTCCTGTTAATGCTGAAATCATTTTTAGCTGCACTTCTACATGGCCTTTGGGGTCAGCTATCTGCTGAGCCAAACTTTCCAAGTCCACGCCTTCCATGATCATGAAGCGGCGTAGGTCATTCTCATATTCTTGTATCTGCTCCTGCATCTTATCTTTAACGTCGTCATCTACTTTATAATCTGGATCCGCCTTCCCTTGGTAACCTGGGCGTGCGCCTCTCCAAAACATTTCCGCGGAACCCCCAATCAGTTTCTCCAAGTCCATTAAACGATTGTAGGCTGTGGTTAGTATGGGCTCACCTTCCACTTCATTTTCCAGCAGGTCCGGCGCTACGTGTATAATGCGAGTATAATGTACTGTCAAGGAACTCGTCTTTTCTGTCTCCCCAGGATGCTTCAACTTAATTTTGTATAACCTAGGCAAGCCGTAACGTTCATTTGATGGATCCGTTTCCCACGTACTAATATCCGCATTCGTTTCACTAACCACACGCAGGTACCTGAGCTCGCGTTCTCCGTTTTCTACGGGCTGTCCCCATGTTTCTGTAGCACTGTCGTCAAACCCAAGCAGGATAACAGCATACTGACCAAGTTGGGCCAGCCTGTCAACCCGCATGAACATTCTTTTTAAACCTAACTTATTGTCGAGGAAGGTATAGGCTTTTTCTAAATCTGTAATATCCTCTTCTGTATTCTCACTAATGCCAACGTCTCCCCTCCATGTAGTTTTGACGGGACGGTCCACAATGGCGCGGGCGATGTCCTGGCGTTTCCATCTGCTAATTAAATCAGTTGGCGTGACCTTTTGCGGGTAGCCTAACGTCTTATAAAGGTCTCTTTCGTTGTTATGAGAAAAGCCTGCCCTGGCACTAAGAGAGAGTCTGGTGGCAAGTTCCGTAAGCGCCTGAAGGCGAGCTATTGGGTCGGAATTGGTGGGGGCTTCCGATTGTGCTGTTCCGTTTGTTCTTTTCATAATCTACTTGGGTTAGCCTGAATATACAATAAAAACAAAAAAGTAAAAATTTCTCGCTTTGATCTTGGCAATCTAATCAACTACCTCCCACCAGTTGGTATTATAGTACCACCAGAAAACAGGTACCGTCAGAACCAAAATATCATCAATACCTACCAGACACTTGCCTTCTTACGTTTATTTAAGAGATTAAACGCGCCGGAACTGGCATCCACCTGATCCTTGAATGTACTGTATGGAAAATATTTTAGTTCCTTTGAGTAATCGCTATTCCAGTCTGCCTGCATCATCATCACGTTACCATAGTTGACTTGTACACTAAACGGATCCGCTCTATATACTTTATCTCCCGTTGGCCGCTCCGCCACAACCCTGTATCCGCTTAGGTTTTTGATAGTGGACTCTGCGCTTTCTTTACCCCCAGATCCGGGCTCCTGCTCTATGCCTACCACTACATTGCGGCCGTCCATTTCGGTTGTCTGCTTAATGTGGGTTTCACGTACCTCACTGCTCCACCTACCACGTACTACATTTAGGATCACAAATTTGCCTGATTTTAGTTTGGCCATCTTAACACCTACACTCCATGCAGGGCCTTTTGTTTTACTCCCTGTCTTACTTTCCGTACCCGCCTTATCCCAGTACCGTACTATCTGTTCAATATCCTCAGACAGCGGTCGTTTATCTATTACTTGCAACTTGTCAATTTTAAACATACCACCTTCGGGGGGCGTCGGGCTCTGTCCTACCTGCCCCGCATATCCGTATTGTCCTAAGTCAGCTTCCAGATCCTCAAGTGCACCCCATCCCATACGCTCAGGATCCAATAAGTCGTCCACGTACTTTTCCTTTAGATGGGCTGGCCTAACTTTCTCCTCATAGTTTCTAATCTCACCAGGCAGACATATATGGGAGGTACGGTCCTTTTTCTTATCCAAGTGGTGGCCTGTAGGATCATTCTCATGAAGCCGCTGCATAATCATTACCATAGGCGAGCTGTTCTTATGAATCTTACGGGTAGGCAATGTACTGTCCATCCAGCGGTTGGCCGTTTCTAATTGGACAGGACTGACAGCTTGCTCAGGGTTAATTGGATCATCCACCAAAATAATATGGCCGTGGAAGCCCGTTAGTGATCCTCCTACGGATGTACTAAACCTGCTGCCGCCTTGGCGTGTAGATGCTGGATAGCCGGGTTTCTTCTCAAGGGTTTTTAAAACCTGATAGTTGGACTTCTGATCTTTGTCCTTCTTAATGGATAAATCCGGGTAAACCGCCTGGTACCGTTCCGACCGTATCAACTCTCTACATGCCTCCGCAGATTCTAAACTCAGGGTCGCTGCATACGATAACGTAATAAACTCCATCCAGTACCAACGGGTCCAACACCATGCGGGAAACATAATCATCGTAATAGTAGTCTTGGACGTGCCAGGAGGTACATTAATTAACAAGTCCTCTATCGCTTTCTTTTGGGAGCCTGTTATATCTTTCTGTGCCGCTACCGTTTCCGCTAACTCCTGTAACTGTTCACATATATATTTCATGTGCCAGTTTATCTGTAATGGTTCACTTGATACCACCGGCCACATGAACAGTAAAAATTTATAGAAGCTTCTATTATGTATCTCACGTTGAGCCAGGAGGGGATTCTTTAACAGGGATTGGACGACCTTTTTCTTAGGAGGTACTGTTCGTTTTAAGCGCCGAGTGTATGTCTCTTTCATATATCTTCCACCTGCACTTCTTCAGCCATCATCTCATTGAGGCCCATCTTAGCTATCAGTTCTAATTCCTCATCACTGTATTCACTGCTATCAGTTATCTGTTCCAATACGGTATGGATGTTCATGTCACCTGCTAACATATGAGCGTGTCTGTGATCGTGTTCTACTTTCCAGGTATCGCCCCATTCCTCTCGTTGTCTTGTATTCAACCATTTTATCATCGCTTTGGTATCAGGTGCGAAACGTTTCTGGTATGCATGTTCAATTATTTTATCGTATGACACTTCACTTGTAACGTTACCTTCTTCATCAAATTCCTTTTTAACTACTCTGGATTTGAAAAACTTTACGGCGGGTTGGGTATACTGTCCTGTGGCAACTTGGAAGAGCATTTCCGCTACCTTACTATCCGCAAAGGCACGTCCTTCATCTACCGCTCCCTGGAACTCAGGATACTTACGATACCATCCGTCTACTGTATCCTCTTTGACGCCAAAATGCTTAGCCATCTGCCAATTTGTAAGGCCTAGGAGGCAGAATTTGTATGCCTGTTCAATTACTTCCGGGGTACACATAGATTTGGGACCGGGTTTCTTACGTTTCGTTTTCTGTGGGGGCTTTGTACGTTTCATTACTTTAGATAGATGTTTATTGGTACGATCACTATTTAAACTTAATTATTTTTTAAATGAAAACGTACTAATCGCGGGTCCCTATAAGAAACAATTACCTACACTTTTAAAAAAACGTACTTTTTTAAAGAAACTGTTGTTTTTTAAACGTCATCTTGCTATCTTTAAAGCAGACGGAAGACACAAATGTTATTTGACGTACTGATAGGCACCGAACAAGCTGGTTTAAACCATGCGAATATTTAGGTGGCGCCCCAAGTTAGCTGGTATAGCGAGACGCTGGGGACAGCCAAAGTGAAATTTTTCACGGCTTAAAATAGTAACATGCCTGCCAACGCAGAAGCCCACGCCTACTCACAACATTCAGATGCCTCTACTGGGTAAAAAAATTTAAAATTTCTCATGGACGCTGGGAACGTGTTCGCCTCCAAGGCGGATTTTCAAATACCTCCAGCCCGGATAGCAGCATCAACCGCACCTTACCAGACGAAACGCACCTGCCTGAATGAGCAGGGGGCGTCTGTCGGAATTTATCGTCCGGCACTGATGAGTCAGATTACTTATATATAACACAAACCAACCAGGTGAACACAATGGAAAAGCTCAAACTATTCTTACATCAAGACAACGAACTGAAATTAGAAACAACACGTAACATTCCTGATTATGACACGCTTGCGGAGGTCGCTAAAAAGGCTGCTTTTGATTTTAAGATGGATCAGTTAGAAGAAGTATTCGCTGATGACTTAGAAGAAGAATTTGACTATACAAATTTAAGCGCCTGTCAAAACGGACCATCACATAGGGTGGGGCCTGCCACTGTTATTCAAGTCCAAGTTGTCTATAAAGTTGTCTATAAAGATTTGGATGTACGCAGAAGGTGGACGTACAACATAACCGCCACTTTTATTACAGTCTAACTGATGAGGATTAGATATCCGAAACGCCGTGAGGCGTCTTAGACAGGAAGCGTGATTCGGCTGGAGCAATTCGGCCTGCAAAGAAATGACGTACTTCCATAACCAACACTAACTTCCAAACAAACCACAACGGAGAAGAATTAATTGGCATGTTTGATATTGGTGCCGATAGTGATTTTTTTGACTTCCGTTTCGCATTCCGTAACAGTTATGACAAATCCATGTCAGTCGCATTCGTAGCAGGGACGGCTGTAATGATTTGTAGTAACGGAATGGTCCTTGGAGAGATGCAGTTTGTACGTAAGCACACAGGCTCTGTCGCAGACGAGCTCACTGAGAGAATTAAAAGCACAACAGGGGCCTTGTCTGATGTTTTAGACAAAGCTGGCCGCCATGCAGAGCAGATGAAAAACATTGCTCTTAACAACACTCAGGTTGCAGAACTTTGCGGCCGATGGTTTATGGAACAGGAAATTATTCGATCCAGTCAGCTGAACATTATTAAGGAGCAGCTGAAAAATCCTGACCATGAAGAATTCGCAGAAAGCAATCTGTGGAGCGTGTATAATCATGCTACTCATGCGCTTAAAAAAACAGCGCCTTATGAGTACATCAACAAATATAAAGACCTTCACAACTTTGTGGAAGCAGAGTATAAATTGGTATAATATTTGTACCCCGAACCCAAACCCTTCCTCCTTTGAACGGGAGGTTGGGTATTACTTTTACCATAAACCCAGAACGACATAAAACCTTAAAGAGGACTGTCATGAAAACTAAACTGTTCCGCATTAATCCAACTTTCGCACGTAAGAATAAACTCCCAGTATATTTTGTTGCTACCCAACTCCGGGAGACAAATAAAGCCGTATACCTTTTCGGCAGAGGAACCACAGAGACTAAAAAGCAAGACGCCTGTTCCATATGTGGCAGGGCCTTAACACACCCCGTATCAGTAGAACTTGGTGTAGGCCCAGAATGCGGCAAGCATTATTGGGATTGGGATGAAGTCGGAGGGTACACAAAAGAAAACGTAGAACGACTGACCAAAGTTGTCCAGGAACGTATCAAAATTGATTCCTGGCTACCACGCTCCGTCATCTATGAAACTCACGAAACTGAAGAAACTGTTAAGCCTCCCATGGACCACAAAATGCTTGTGGAGGACCGAACGGATAAACCTTCTAATAGAGAAGCGAAGGAGATAACATTTGAAAAATCAGGGGATAGAGGAATTAAAATGACGTTTCCTTTTGACCGTAATGTGATTAATCAAATAAAAACTATTCCAGGCAGAAAGTATCACAGTGAAGGCGCCAATAAATATTGGACGGCTCCCATATCAGTTGAAGCCGTTGAAAAATTAGAGCTTCTGGATTTTGAGATAGACAAATCATTGCTCACATTCCTTAACGAAAACAAAGTGAACATTGAGGAATTTGATGCCAATGATATAGACGTGCCTGGCCTAGGAGGAGAACTGTTTCCTTTCCAAGCAAAAGGCATCGCATTCTTAGAAGCAAGAAAGGGTAGAGCCCTTATTGGAGATGAGATGGGCCTCGGTAAAACAGTACAAGCACTCGCATGGCTGCAAAAGCATCCTAAAAAACGTCGTGCAGTGATTGTCTGCCCTGCGAGTCTTAAGATAAATTGGAAGAGAGAGGCGGAACGTTGGATGGATAGCCCAAACCTACAGGTTATCCAAGGAACCTCGACAGACATAGAGCTCTTTGGCGACATCGTAATTATCAACTATGATGTGCTACAACATTGGGCCAAGAAGCTGATAGGCTGTGATCCACAGGTTATCATATTTGATGAGGTCCATTACATCAAAAACAATAAAGCCAAACGTACCAAGGCAGCTAAGAAAATTGCCGGTGTATTTCCACACGTAATCGCCTTAACAGGTACCCCCATTGTGAACCGCCCTATAGAAATACTCAATGCCATACAACTTGTAGACAAATCTGTGGCACCAAATAGGAGGCACTTTCTACACAGGTATTGTGGAGCGAAGCATAATGGATTCGGTTGGGATTTCAATGGAGCATCTAATACCAAAGAGCTTCATGAAAAACTGACGTCTACCATTATGATACGTAGGAAAAAGAAAGACGTACTAAAGGACCTACCTGATAAGATACGTTCCTTCGTTCCTATGGAGTTAGACAATGAACGTGAGTACCGTCAAGCTGAAAACGATTTCATTTCATTTGTACGTAACCAAACAGAAAAAGACGTCAAACAGAAGCTCCAAGAACAACTTGGAGACATGGCGGATATGGTTTCGATAGATGAGACAAAATTGAAGCAAATGAAAGACGAAAAAGCCTCTAAGGTAAACATCCTTTCAGAAATTGAAGGCCTGAAGCAACTTGCCGTTCATGGCAAAATGAAACAGTCCGTTAATTGGATCCGTGATTACCTGGAAACAGGAGAAAAATTAGTAGTAATGGCGGTCCACAAATTTGTTATCAATCAGCTGATGGAAGCGTTTGGTGGCATTGCTGTCAAAGTAGACGGCAGTGTTACGGGGCAGGACCGAGATACTGCTGTAGAACGATTCCAAAACGATGATAAAATTAAATTATTCGTTGGGAATATTCAAGCGGCTGGTGTCGGTCTAACATTAACGGCTGCCAGTACCGTTGCCTTCCTTGAACTTCCTTGGACGCCTGGAGACGTACTCCAAGCCGAAGATAGGGTTCACAGGATAGGCCAGAAAGAATCCGTGTCCATATATTACCTACTGGCACAGGATACGATAGAAGAAAAGATCGCCGCTCTCATAGACAAGAAACGGAAGGTCTTGGACAGTGTATTGGATGGCAAGGATACGGAAGACGAATCCTTACTTTCCGAAATTATGAAATCATACCAATGAACCTAAAAACTAATCAAATGGAACGACCAGAAATAACAACCGACGAACATTTAGAATTCTTAGACGACCTCAGGGAAAGTGGAGTGACCAACATGTTTGGGGCTTCTCCATACTTGGAAAGAGAGTTTGGACTTGAAAGAAACGATGCCAAACAAGTCCTAACATATTGGATAGAAAGTTTTGAGGAGCGCCATGAGGAATAACCCACACCAAGAACAACTTGAATTCTGTTTAACTAAAAAGGCTGAGGCGATGAAAATCGCCGACGCCTCTAACCCAGAAATTGCGTATAATGCAGCCCAAGCAGTTAATGCATGGGATGAAATAGCAGGGCAGCTGAACAAGCCAACTCCTGTGACTCAAAAAAGATTTGAGAAAGCGAAAGAAACTGCTCTTCGCATAACCAACATGATGACGAAAGGAGGATTACATTCAGAAACCTACCATGAAATTTTGAACTTAGAACTACCAAACAACTAAACCTACCGTACCATGAAGAACCTAAATCTAATCAGAAAAATCGCTTGGACGTTTACGAAAAAAACTGGAATCGAATACCAGGAATTATTCAGTGAAGCCGCCGTTGCCTATGTGGAGGCTGCCAAGGAGTTCAACCCCGAAAGGGGGTGCAAGCTCAGCACCTTCACGTACAACTGTATGAAAAATCATTTGATTAATTTCTGTAAAGGTGAAACCAGATTTGAAAACCGCAATACGCTATATGACGATATGCCTGAAAGTATGCATCCTACCGTGGAGGAAACTGTCTCCATTGAGGAAGTTATTCAAGAATGGCCCGAGGACGCTCGCAAGGTAGCACAAATGGTACTTGAGTTTCCTGAAAAGTATATGGCAGCCACTCCCAATTACCGGCGCTATAATGTAGGGCCTGCACGGAGATTAGATAAAGTCAAAAAAGACTTACGGAACTTAGGATGGAGTAATACAAAAATAGAATACGCCGTCCTTGAAATCCAAACACAAATAGGAGCCGTCTGATGGGAATCGTAAACAAACAAGAAGAAAAGAATAGACAACGACGGAAAGCCTACCAGGAAAAGATGGCATGGTGGGTACTCACCAAAGGCATCACTCACCCAGCCGTTGAGATGCGGTATTTAGGCACCCGCTCCTTACACAAAAAATTTAACCAAGTTAATGATGAATACCAAGAACATCTAAACAAGGAGGAGGGATGGACATACGCAAGCTCCTTCACGACCACCACATTCCTATAGCCTCGCCTGGGGATAAGAACTACCGAGATGGGTGGATTAATGTGCAGTGTCCATTTTGTGCAGACCATTCCATGCACTTAGGTTTTAACGTCAACCAAGAATACGCACATTGCTGGAGATGTGGCAAGCATTTTATGGACACGGCTGTGGCTAAACTGCTTAACGTGAAGCCTTCAGCCGCTCAACAAATACTTAAGCAATATGGTGAGCGTCCTACCCGCAAAGTCAAAGAAGTGAAACGGAAAGTACGTGCCAAAGCCCATAAACTGCCCACCGATACGACGGCACTAAGAGCACGTCATAAACGGTACCTGGAATCTCGGAATTATGATCCTGATGAAATAGCATCCATTTGGGACGTACAAGGAACAGGACCGCTCAGTAAATTAGATAATGTCAGTTACAAGCACCGTATCTTAGCACCTATTATTTGGGATGGAGAACGGGTTAGTTTTCAAACCCGAGACATCACAGGTAAACATCCAGTGAAATATTTGGCCTGCCCTAAAGACAGAGAGCTAATTGAACACCAGCATATTTTGTATGGCAAGCAATCTGAATGGAGTGATGTTGGCATCGCTGTCGAAGGTATTACAGACGTATGGAGGCTGGGTCCAAAAGCATTCGGAACGTTTGGAATTGACTTTACTCGTCGCCAAATACGTGCCATGGCTAAGCACTTCCGAAGGATTATTATTCTGTATGATGAAGAGCCACAAGCACAAAAGCAAGCAGACGTTCTGCAGGCTGAACTGGTGTTCCGAGGGTTAGATGTGGCTAAGGAGGTTATAACGGGAGACCCTGGCGATTTGACACCTAAGCAAGCGGAAGCACTTGTACGGCGGGTATGGTAATAGTATTAATGAAAGTGATTTTGTATAATAATAATGATTAGTGATTACGGTAAACTTTGGTAGGTTTATCCCATAGTGCACCCCACGTCCTTGATAGGGGCGTGAGGTCTTATTTCAATCCAATGCGAGTTGGACAGTACCCGCCCGAAGAGAATAAGGACGGATTAATTAAATGAACGGAGGCGCCTATATGAGTGACCAAGAAGTTTAATTTAATTTTTAACTAATTACGGGACCTAAGGAATCCCGTAATAAACACACACAAAACCATGAATCAGTGGGTGTTTTGCTTAGGAACGACACCGGGCTGCTTTCAAAGGTAGTCCGGTTTTTCTTACCTCCCTTAAACTAAACCAATAGACGAATCTTAGCCACTTGTACATAAC